AATCAGATATTGCATGAAGCCCGTTGCACGGGCTCGTGAATAGCCGATTCGTTAACGAACTTATTGGAGGTAATAAGTTCCCTTATTGTGTTTGAGCCTTTGAAAGCGTCCTTCGGAGTGAGCAAATGTTCCACCTATGACGTTAAAAGCGGGTAAGTATGGCGGTTCGCTGACCTTAAAGCGCAGTTGGTGCCACGAAGCTCATGTAGTTACGATATGAGAAAAATTACGCCGTAGGTTGAAGGAGCGGTCAAATAGCAGCTGTGGTTAAATGGAGTTTGATGAACAGCCAATGGTTTTATAGGGACGTAGCGTAATGGTAGCGCACGGGACTTTGACTCCCGCAGTGATGGTTCGAGCCCATCCGTCCCTGCCAATGCGATAAGTACACTCCTTTTTTATAATCGCATTCTAAGACACATACAGCAATTTTCACAAAACAGATGATTGGAGACAAACTCGCTGGCGAGCTGTCCGCGCTCTAACCGCTTGTTAGATGACCTTTGGCAAAGCCAAATGATTTATGCTTAAATAGCATACGTTTCCGCAAAAGCAACTGGGAGCGGATATAGGTGTTACGTTGGTTGCCCTCTGCCATTTTTGGCTACTTTATGTACATAGAAGGTCTCGGTGTGTCTTGTTTTTTATCCGCGTAGCTCAGTCGGTAGAGCATTTGACTTTTAATCAAAGGGTCGTGAGTTCGATTCTCACCGCGGGTACCAAAGAGAGATGTTGGTTCGACTCCAACACCGTCCACCTGGGGCGGTTCGTTCAATGTTTAGGTAGGATGCTCTTACTACATGGGAGAGTCGCATAGCGGCAATTGCACCTGACTGTAAATCAGGCGTTTCGGCTTCGTTGGTTCGAGTCCAACCTCTCCCACCATCACTAATGGAATGTGGGCTTAGAAGCAGCCACCATCTAAAGAGTGACGAGAGGAAGTATGACAAAGTACACGGGCATACAAGAAACGATGTGATGTGAACTTACACTACACATCTTCACCTCAGGGAAACGAAAGTGGTACGGCATCAATATAGTGCAGTTTGGACGGCGTTGAAATACGCCCGAGGGTCTGATATCTATGATGTTCGAGAGCTGTAAGTAGTGTGTAATATAGTAAGGTTGCAAAGAAAGGAAAACTCTGCGACTTAACCCAGTGGAATATGCTAAGTCCCTGTTCGCTGGCAATGCTATATGTGCCCTTGGAGTCTTTAGCGTAACAGCACACCATTAGTTTTTTTTGCGGGCATAGTCAAAAGGCTACGACGTCTGCCTTCCAAGCAGAAAGTGCGAGTTCGAACCTCGCTACCCGCTCCACTATGTTTGTTCTGTGCAAGAACAACATAACAACTCTTTCCAGAAGCACCGGCGCTTTTGATGGTTGCACATAACATCATAACCAAGAAACGTCAGGTAACACCACCGACCTACTCATCAGCTCGTGAGCAAGAGAAATCTTGGACGAATTGGAAAGAGATTTATGAGAGAATATGCAAACGGCAAGCACGGAACTGTAAATTCTGGTTGATGGCGCCATCAATTATTGAAGGTTCGAATCCTTCTTCTCTCATCAATTTTTTATTAGGCTGTTAAGGTGCTGTGCAAGTATGCTCGCGTTAACCGTGGGCTGCTGAGAGCAAGTCAAATGGAGTTTGAGGAACTGCCTTAACTGCCATATATTATGGTGTCTATGAACACGCTCGAAATTGAAAAGCAACTTGCTTGGACTTATGGGTGCAAACCCTTATCCAAAGCAGTATCCAAAGAATACAGAGAATTATTTACAGCTAACATACCAGAAGGACTTTCGCTTTCGGGTGCTAATAATCAACCTCTTTTTACAAAGAATGGAATCAAATCTGCTCTGGCTGCGGCAGGATTGCTGTAGGCGATTACGGTGCGTTTATTGAGTTTTCGGATAAACAAATTACAACTAAGTTTATATGCAAACAGGGTGAAGAGTTTCGGCTTACAGATAAACGATGCAACCGCAAATATGTTTGGTTGACGGTTGCCGATAAGAGCGAAATCAAAGTTTATCATCAGCTTAGAACAGTAAAATATGCGGACTATAAAGTAGGTAAATACTACATAAGTCCACACGAAATAATTATTGGGGAGTAGCACAGCTTGGTAGTGCGTATGCCTTGGGAGCATAAGGTCGCAGGTTCAAATCCTGTCTCCCCAACCATGCAGGGTAGAGCAACGGTAGCTTGTCAGCCTCATAAGCTGAAGGTTAGCGGTTCGAGTCCGCTCCCTGCTCCCATTTGGGGATTGTAGTGCAATGAATTAGCACGAGAGATTGTGGCTCTCTTAGTTAGGGTTCGACTCCCTACTTTCCCACCAAATAATTTTTGGAGACTAATATGCGAAAAAGAAAAGAACCACAACCTATGACACAACAAGAAGCAGTTGACTATTTGACGAAGGTACTTTCTTGGGAGAACTTTATTAAAGGTCATCAGAAAATTAAACTTGCAATTGAATGCGTCCTTGGAGCAGCAAATCAAAATAATGAGGAGAAAAATGGAAAATAAAGTTTTAGTTGTAGTTGATATGCAGAACGACTTCATTGATGGAGCGTTAGCCAATCCCTTGGCTCAGAAAATCGTAGATAAGGTAGCAAAATACATATCGAAGTTTGAGGGTCTTATAGTCTTTACTCGTGATACTCACCAAAAAGATTATCTCGAAACAAGAGAGGGCAAACACTTGCCCGTCCCCCACTGCATTGCTATGACAAATGGATGGCAAATAAATTCTAAGATTTTTAAAGCTGCGGAAGACAACAAAAAGGCTCGTGTTATCGTGGTCAACAAATCGACATTTTCAGCAGGGACAAGTCTGTATGTCGGCATCAAAACTGTTTTTGAGTACCCCGATGAAATTGAAGTATGCGGAACTTGTACAGACATTTGCGTTGTTTCAAATGCATTAAGCCTTATTGGCTCATTTAAAGAAGCAAAGATATCTGTACTTGAAAAACTGTGTGCCGGACTCACAAAAGAAAAACATAAAGCCGCAGTAGAAGTAATGCGTAGCTGCCAAATCGAGGTGGTTCAATGATAATTATTGAGCAGTTTGCTGAACGGCAAGTGAGCACAAACGAAAAAGCAATACTTGATAGACAGGTCGTAGCTCAGGAAACATTTGGTGATGGAACACTTAAATGCCAACTTCCAAAGATTTATGACGACTATAAGGACATCAATATTGTTTGGTGCTATGACAATGATGCAGAGCTCTTCTGTTTATGGAGCTTGGTTCGGTACATCCAAAATGAGTACCCCGACATAAAAATGTCGCTACACCTCCCTTATATCCCTCATGCAAGACAAGACCGTAATGTGAGCGGACGTCTCTTTACTTTAAAATATTTTGCAGAGCTAATCAACCGTATGAATTTCCAGACAGTTTGGGTATTAGACCCTCACTCAGATGTGGCAACTGCTCTTATTGATAGAGTAAGGCAGATGCCTATGCCGTTCTTAGTCAGCTACAAAGACTGTGCTATTATGTATCCAGACAACGGTGCAGCTAAAAAATATGGTGCTATGGAAGGCGTAACAAACCCCATTATAGGTAATAAGCACCGCAATGTTGAAGGTCGTATCGACGGTTATGAACTTATTAACTTCCCCGAAGGAACTAAGAAAGTCGTTATCCGTGATGATATTTGCAGTTACGGTGGAACATTCGTTGCGGTAGCAAAAGAGTTGCGTAAACGTGGTGTCGAGGAAATTATACTCGTTGTCTCCCACTGCGAAGATAACATCTTAAAAGGCGAGGTTTTCGACCACATTGACAGAGTGTTTACTTCCGATAGTATTTGCACCGTTTCTCATCCTAAACTTGTAGTCACAAAGGCATTCAGAGGAGAAAGTAATGTATAGAGTAAATCCACTTTTAGAAAGTGATTTTTATAAACAGGTTCACTGGAACCAATATCCAAAAAATGTAGCTAAGATTGTTAGTTACTTCACTCCGAGAAAGACACGCTTACCTGAACAGAAGCACTTGATAATGTTCGGGTTACAGTCATTTATCAAAGAATTCTTAATCGAAGATTTTAATGAATTTTTCTTTAAGCGAGACAAAGCTGAGGTTGTAGCAGAGTGTGAACGCTTACTCAACACGACACTTGGCGAAGGGTTGTGTGGCGTACATAGAATTGCAGAACTCCACGATTTAGGTTACCCCCCTCTTGAGGTTAAAGCAATCGCTGAGGGAACTCGTGTTCCTGTCGACGTTCCTATGTTTGAAATCAGCAACACCCATCCCGACTTTGCTTGGTTTACCAACGCTATAGAGTCGGTTATAAGTTGTGAGATGTGGCACGCAATGATTTCTGCGAACGTCGGTTACCTCTACCGTCAAATTGTAAACAAGTATTACGATATAAGTTGCGATGACGATATACCCAAAAATAGAGCGCTTGGTGACTTCTCTATGAGAGGTCAAGAGTCAAAACGAAGTGCCTATAAATCTTCAGCGGCTTGGTTACTTTCATTCTTGAACACTGCAACTGTGCCAGCGGTTGACTACCTTGAAAAGTATTACAACTGTGACTGCACAAAAGAACCCGTTGGGTTTGGTGCAGTTTCAACTGAACACTCCGTTATGTGTAGCAACTTTGCTATTGACGGCGATGAAATCACTATGGTTAAGCGCTTGCTTACCGAGATTTATCCTCACACTTCTTTCAGTATGGTTAGCGATAGCTATGACTACTGGAACTTAGTAGATAATATTCTTCCTCAATGTAAGAAAGAAATTATGGAACACGATGGTTGCTTGCTCGTGAGAGGCGACTCCGGCGACCCCGTTGAGGTCGTTACCGAAACGGTATTCCACCTCTGGGATATGTTCGGCGGAACAACCAACTCAAAGGGTTATAAGGTCTTGGATAAGCATATCAAAGCTATCTACGGAGATAGTATTACGCCGAGCAGAGCGGAACAGATATATGAAATCCTCATTAAGAACGGCTTTGCTTGTTCGAATGTCTCATTGGGTGTTGGGTCATTCTCAATGCAGTGCCTCGAATCTTACAAAGAACACGCACTTATCCCCTCGCTTAACCCTTACACAAGAGATACTTTCGGCATAGCCATTAAGGCGACCTACGCAGAGGACAAAGACGGAAATCCGATTAACATCTTTAAGGCTCCGAAGGAAGCATCGTTCAAGAAATCACATAAAGGTTGCTGCGTAGTTTTGACCAACGATGACGGCGAGCTGTACTGCGAGGATGAACATCGCTTAGATGAGACATATTGTGGCACCAATGAATTAAAACAGGTATTTAAGGACGGCAAGTTTGTAAGAGAATTTGCCCTTAAAGAAATCAGAAATAGGCTGCACAACAATAACTTCTAATCGGAGGTATGTATGATGATTACATACAAACAAGGGAATCTTTTAGACAGCGACTGCAAAGTTATCTGTCATCAAGTTAACTGCCAAGGAGTTATGGGTTCGGGGATTGCAAAAGAGATACGATATCGTTTCCCTGCTGCTTACCAGGAACTTAGGAAATCTTTCTTGGCAGGAAACAATAAGCTCGGTAACATAGACTTAGCGTATGACTATGATGAAACCAGTGGGCAGATTGGCAACTGGGTGTTCATCTGTAATATGTATGCTCAAGATAACTACTTGCCTCGTGGTGTTCAACACACTGACTACGAGGCATTCCGAGCTTGCATACATAAACTCAAAGACGAATTGAATAAGCGAAATAGAAACGGAGATAACTTCAAAATTGGCTTCCCTTACAGTATCGGTTGTGGACTTGGCGGCGGCGATTGGGTAATCGTTAAGAGCATAATCGAACAAGAATTTGAAGGCGACCAATGGCAGGTTGAAATATGGAATTTGAATTAATGGAAAAATACAATGAAATAATTGAGTGGTTAACTCAATATAGAGAACATACGAATTGCCGTGGTGTAGTTCTCGGAATAAGCGGAGGCAAAGACAGTACGGTTGTTGCAATGCTCGCCAAGAAAGTATGGGGCGACAATGTATTCGGTGTCTTAATGCCGAACGGCGAACAAAAGGATTTAAGCGACGCAAAAAGTATTGCACATCAGCTTGGTCTGCGATACGGAATAGTAAACATAGGCACAACATACAACGCTCTTATTAGTGCCATAGAGGTTGACGAAGATATGGACAGCAATGGTCTTCCACTGCCTTCAAAAAACATTATAGATGTTTCAGAGAAATCGAAGACGAACATACCCCCTCGTTTAAGAATGACAACATTATATGCGATTGCTCAGTCTATGGGTTATAGAGTAATTGGCACTGGCAATCTTAGCGAAGGCTTTATAGGTTGGTGTACCAAATGGGGCGACTGTGCTTATGACTTAAATCCGATAGCACATTTGACTTGTACAGAAGTAATTGAACTCGGTTTGTCGATGTGCGGCGAGTTTGGTTTGGACGAAAAATATGTGCAGAAAACTCCTTCTGATGGTTTAACCGGAAAGAGCGATGAGGACAATTTTGGCTTCACATATGCTGAGCTTGATTCTTACATATCGGGTTGCGGTTTTCAGATACCTTATGAAACCGCAGAAAAAATAGAACGGTTACACAAAGCAAGCGAACACAAACGTAATATGCCTGCAACGATAGGCTAATTTTTAGCAAGTCTAAAGAGACTGCATTAACTTAATATAAATCTTCTCTTTGGACTTAATCCAAATTAGGAGATTTATATGCCAGTTAAAATATCAACAACAAATAGTAAACTCGGCTTGATACCGTCGGTTAACTTGCCGCCGATAATGACTTGCCGACCAAATTGCCCTTGCACCAAAGATTGCTACGCTATGAAAGGAAGGTACCGCTTCCCAAACGTGAAGGACAGTCTTGCAAATAACTATACCCTTTATCTTCAAGACCCTACAAAGTACTTTGCAGAAATCAAACATGCGATTAATAACGGTATGGTTTCCTATGTCTACTTCCGTTGGCACGCTGCTGGAGACTTCGTGGATAGAACCTACTTCGAGGGTGTGGTTAAAGTCGCCGAGGAACTTCCTAATACATCTTTTCTTGCTTTTACAAAGAAATTTGAAATTGTAAATGAATTTATACATAACGGCGGCACTATCCCTAAGAACTTACACATTGTATTTAGTGCTTGGGGTGATAAGTTCAAAATTGAGAACCCTTACTGCTTCCCTGTTGCATATGTTCGGTTTAAGGATAGCGAAAACAAATCAATACCCGAAACGGCAGCTGAATGCTCTGGCGACTGCACGAATTGTTTGCAATGCTGGAATATAAAAGCGGGCGAGTCCGTGGTATTTAATAAGCATTGAGGTAAAAAATGAAATATACTACACCAATCATCTGGTTTGGTCAGTGCGCAATTTGGCTCTTTAATGCCATTAACACAGGTATCAAACATAATTGGATGGCTATGGCTGCATTCATCTGGATTATAGTGCTGTGCGTAACCATCGGTTTTGAAACAATATTGAGAAACAAAATGAGTGAAGAACTTCGCAAACTATCGGAGAAAAACAATGAGCCTCGACAAAGCAATTCAACACGGGAAGGAACATCGGAAACCATATCGCGGAGCTAAGTAGATTGACCCTTGGTGTCGCAACCACGGCGGCGACGATAGGAGCACGAGTGATCGTACAATTCAAAGCCAACGCGCCGAACAACAAGCGAAAGCAAAAATTAAAGAGACTAAAAACGAATATTAAAACGGAGTAAACTATGAGAAAACTTGCTCACATCGAACAAATTGCGTGGCTCCGCCCCATTGAAGAAGCCGACAAAATTGAACTCGCTGGCATACGCCGAAGATAACTCAACATTAAAGGAAACCTTAAGAGAAGGCGTCGTAATAAGAGACCACGACAACACAACGAGTTTTAAATGTATAAGCAATGCCTTCCTTCTAAAGCATCATATATGACAAATTTGTCAGGTATAAAGTGCTGAACAAAAAAAAGTTACATATTTTTTGAAAAATATTTCTTTTTAAATGATTGACAAAAACTTTAAGGAGTGTTAAATTAAAAACCCAAACAAAAATAAACATTTGTTTGCAAAATGAAAGTTTATGAATAAGAAACGTAGAGAAGAAATTAAGACAATAACAGATACGCTATCTCACTGCTCTTCAAAATTACAGTCAGTGCTATCAGACGAAGACAGTGACCGTGATAATATGCCGGAGAACTTAGAAGGCTCTCCTAATTATGCTCACTCGGAAGAATGTAGCGATACATTAGAAGATGCAGTATCAGACTTAGATGATATAATTGCCTCTTTAGAAGCGATTAGTTAAGAGAGGTAATTATATATGCATCGAGGCGAAATATATTTGGTTGACTTAAATAATCATGTCGGTTCTGAGCAAACTGGTATTCGCCCTGCAATTATTGTGCAGAATGATGCCGGCAATAGCCACTCCCCCACTACTATTATTTGTCCATTAACCTCACAACGAAAGCCTTCGATGATGACTCACGTAGCTCTTTCACCAAAGGACTGTGGCATTATCAAAGAATCCATAGTTCTTTGCGAACAAATTTGTGTGATTGATAAATCGCTGGTTAAGAAAAAGTTAGGTGAGGTACGGAACAAAGCTAAAATAGAGGAGTTTAATAAAAAACTATTGATTTCAATAGGAATTGAGGGAACATACCTTGAACAGAATAATTAAAAAAGTCAACGAAAATGGAACAGACATTTTTAAATGCGTCCTTGAAGGCACTGAACAGTGCCTACTTATACATAAGAATTGTGCAAATAAATGCACGAGTTGCCCGATGATGCAGAAAATTATGGAGAAACTTTACTTATACGAAAGTATAGAATATGATGACACAAATTAGGAGGTAAATTAATGTTTGATAACGATTATATGTATGGCTCTTCCGCTGCGATAACTCCCATAAGAAAGCTGTATGAAACCTCTGACGAAAAAATTGAGCGTCTTACTCGTGAGAATAAGATACTCGTTGAACAAATCGCAATTGAGCGTTCAGCACGCGAAGACGCTGAACGTCGTGCGGACGAATATAAAAAACGCTTGGAGACGTTGCAAAATGCGCCACGGCGCGTAAGGCGTAAAAAGTCTGAGATACCCGAAGAAGAATATAGCGAATATAAGTCTGATGGAAAGCTGAAAGCAAGACCCGCTGACCCTATTCGTTCTTATGAGGATTTCTACAACATTCAACAATACTTCTTAGATAGTGGCAAGCTGAGAGACTGGGCTTTATGGACAGTCGGCGTAGCCTTCGGGTTGCGAATCTCCGACTTGCTTAGCTTAAAGATTAAAGACATCTTAAATGAAGATTTGTCATTCAAGTCTTGTATCAAGGTTGTTGAACAGAAAACTTCAAAGATGAATAACTGCCTCATAACCGAGGCTGTTAAAGTAGCTTTGACTACTTACTTTGACTCCATCAAATGGAACTTTACCGTTGATGACTACCTCTTCAAGAGTAAAAAGACAGGCGGTAAGATGTGTGAAGAATATGGTTGGAAGATAATATCTGATGCTGGTAAGGCACTCGACCTTCCTATCAATATTGGTTCACACACTATGAGAAAAAGTTTCGCAAATATAGCCGCTTGTGTGGACAAGTCCCACATCGATATGAATGCGATTACAAAAATCCAAGGCTTATTAAACCACTCTGACCAACGAGTTACGATGCGTTATCTTGGCAAGTTCCAAGAGATGTTCGATAGAGCCCGTATAGCCGTGAGCGATTTCATACTTGGTAGAACAGATGTGCACGAGCTTATCGCTGGCGATAATTACTCGATAGATGACATTGTAGGGAAATTGGATAATTTAGAACAATATATATTAAGGAATAGCGAGGTAAAATAATGAATTTCTCAAGCAACAAAATTATCGACGAAAGAAGACTTCAGTTTGCCATACCTTTTGAAGCAGCGAATGCTAACGAGGTAAACTTTAATGATGAAAATGATATTACTTTTGAGTACAACATTGAGGATTACGCACAGCACTTACCATTCAACCTTAGCGAGTTGATTTGCTTCTGCCACGTTAAAATTAAAGACAAAAGCATTTGCTTATCGGCAACAGTCTTTACTGACGGTGAGAACACTCCTAAGATTGACCCATACATAGAAGATGACGGATACACCAAGTCAATAGCATTCAATATTGACCTGTGGCTTGAAGATAAAAATGAGATACTCGTTTTCTTATTGAAGCAAGCAATAAAGAAATAAAAAAAATATTTCACCCTCCTTTATACATATAGATATTTATATCAGATTGACAAAAAGACAATTGCTAAGATATAATACTAAGGAGGTTTTTATGGATACTTAAGCTTTTTTAAAACAATACTTCCCCACAGCTACTGACGAAGCTGTAACAAGGATTACAAATTGGTTAAAGTTCACTGAGGAGCAGCTTGGCGAGCCGATTACCGCTGACGCTTTAAAGTCTAAAGACAAAAGATTTTACTCCACCCTCTTTACTGGCGAAACATCAACGGTTTCAAACAGCAAATACTTTATGATAAAGGGCTGGTTAACTAATCTTTTAAGCTATGTCGGGGTCGAGAATATTTCCATCCCTAACAGAGAAGAGGCTCTTGATTTGGTAGCCAATAAAGGCTACTTCAAATCACTTCAGGAATTAATCGATTATATTGATTACTGTGGCAAGGCAAAAATTCCAAATGTCAACCCCTCCATCAATATGCTTTACTTAAAATCAATCTGCATCTTGGGTTGGTACGGGTTTAGCCTCGAACAAATGGCGGATGTCCTAAATAGCGATTTGGTAGTCTTCGAGGGAGATTATTGTGTAAAGAAAGACGGTATGCTAATATCACTAAAATCTGAAGAGTACAACATTCTTAAAACTCTTTCAATGACTGATACGCACCAAGGCTATCCCTCTGGAAGAATAGTTTATTACAAGAACTCCAAATATCTTTTTAGAGTGAGAGATACGGGCGCTGCCAACACAGAAGAAAAGGTTAATATAGACAGCTTAAAACTGGCTATCAAAAAGTTTAACAACAATAACCCTCAAAAGATTGATATCTCTTTAAGGAAGTTGCGTAAGAATAAGCTCTTTATTGATATCTACAATGATAAAAAAGACTTGCCGTTATACGACAAGATTATGACATACTTTAATTCAAGCAAGGATTTAACTTGGCTCTTGAAAAAAGAATATACAAGTTGGTTGAAGAATGTTATGGAAATATAAGGCACTTGTGGCTTTATATTTTTAGACACTTTCGACCACTTGTGTACTGTTAAATTATTAAAGGATTTGCATCTCCGCCTACGGAGAAATACATAATAATGAAAGGTGAAAATATAGAAACCATTTTATATACGGTTAAGGAAGTTGCCGAGCTTTTAAAGACGAACGTAGATTATATACACAAGTTGAGGAAAAGCGGTCTACTCCCCTTCCTAAAATTAGGTCAATATAAAGTAAGACGAGAAAGCCTTCTTGCGTTTCTTGCGAACTACGAAGGTAAAGACTTGACAGACCCTTTCAATATTATGAATTTAGAAGATTAAACGAGGTTAGGAGATGTCAAAAGTAAGAACCGTAAAACGAGGTAAGACTTGGCAGTACATTTTTGAATGTGCAAAAGTTGACGGGAAAAGAAAGCGTTGCTCAGCTTGTGGCTTTAAAACCAAGAAAGAAGCTGAGGCTGCAGGGAATAGAGCTTATGCTGAATACAATGAGGCAGGCATCCTATTCACTCCCTCCGAGCAAAGTTTTAGCGATTACTTAGATTACTGGGTGGCAAATTTCGGTGAATCTAACTGGAAGCCAGAGACCATCCATAATTATAAGAAACGCATTAGACTTTACATCAAACCCACTCTTGGGATTTATAAGATGTCCGCCCTGACTGCTCAATGCTTACAAGAATTTATAACAGCAACAGCCCTTACCGGTATAAGTAGAAATACGTTATCGAGCATCAAAGGCATATTATCTGGTAGTTTAAACTTTGCGGTTAAACAGAACATAATTAAGTTTAACCCGATGTACAGCGTTAAGCTACCGATGAAAAGAAACGAGAAGATAAAATCTCGAAGCAAGCCGCATGTCTACATTCCACCTGAAAAGATAGATATGATTTTTGAAAGGTTTGCCGAAGGGTCTTCTAACTACATCCCTCTACTCTTAGGGTATAGATGTGGTTTGAGGTTAGGCGAGGCTTTTGGGTTGAGTTGGGATTGTATCGATTTCAAAAAGAAAACTCTCACAGTAAACAAGCAAGTTCAATGGGATGACAAGATGCAGTGTTGGTACTTCACCGCACCGAAATACGATTCTTTCCGAACGATAGAAATTGACGATGAATTGGTTGCGATATTTGCTCGTCTTAAAGACAAACAGATTAAGGCTAAGACTTATTACGCCGAGTTGTACACCGAGCTCTACGAGAGCAATAAGCGGGCTATAAACGCAAAAGAAGGCACACCTATAGAGTTGGTCTGCATAAGGGAAAACGGAACGTATATACAGCCAAGAACAATGCAGCACACCGCTTCTATTATCCATCACAAAATGAACTATCCCGAATTTACTTTCCACTCTTTGAGACATACTCACGCTACAATACTTGCAGAGAACGATGTGCCGCCGAAGTATGTGCAAGAAAGACTGGGACACAAAGACATATATACTACTCTTAAATTCTATCAGCACTTGACTAAAAAGATTAGCGAAAAGGGCACAGGAATTATGAGTAAGATATTTGCAACAACTTAACTACGAAATAACGCAAAGGTTGTGTACATTTTGTTGCCACTGCACGCATTACAGCAAACGACAGCAAATGAAACCTAATGATAAAAAATGAATATATATCAGCTAAACAAACTATTTTAGCCGCTATAAATGATAGAAAATGATAGTAAATGACGATTAGAGTATTGTCTTCGTGTTGGGCAACAACCCGATGGTTGGCGCAACGGTTGCAGTTGCAGTTGCCGTTCAGGAAGCAATGACGAAGTAAAATCAGTTAAAAATCATTAAAATATCTATAAAATAGCATAAAAAAGTACGCTTAGCTGAGAAATTGCCGAGCGTACTTTCTTTTTATCGTTATTGATTGGTACACAATGTGTACCGTTTGCGTACCTTTACTTTTGATGGTACACAACCTTTAAAAATATGGTACACAAGGAGGAATAATGATTCAGCAGATAGACTTGGAGCAACTTATAAAAGATATTGAAACCAGTATCAAGAACTTTATCAACGGTGATTCGGAAGAACTTAACATAACTCCTCCCGTCCACATACCGTTTATAGTTGGAGTAGTTGAGCACCTTTTCCGCCAGCAGGGCTACGAGGTAGACTATGATTACAACACTCACAACGAAAGTCGCTCTATTATATATACCATATTATATAATAAGCAAGCGGATAAGACCATCACCTTGGTCTTAAGCCAATACATACTTTTGCATAAGGGCAATTTGCTCACAGGAGGAAAAGAAAAATGTTTGGTAAAAAAAGAATAAGGTGTAAAATAGTAAACTACTCGGACGGTACTATATTACAGCGAGCCACAGACAGCAACCATAAAAAGAAGTACTTCATTGGCAATATGAAGTACTGCAACAAAGACAATACAGTTTTAGAGTTTACAGTACGCAAAGCTCAAAGAGTTACGAAGCAGTTAAATAAGTTATACGGCAATGATGTTTGGGTTGTCTTAAAAGTTGACACCGACCCATTCGAGGTTTGACAAATGACAGTGTTAGTAATCTTTTTATGTATGGCTTTTATTGGTGCCGGTGCTGGATGTATTAAAAGAATTTACGATAAAGTTGAGTATCGGAATAGAACCCGCACCAATGTTAAACTTGAAAACAAAATAAGAACTGAATGGGTTCAAACAATTGATGAGCAGCTCGATAAAGACAACCCTAAGACGGGTGAAATGTTCTCGACTCTCATCTTCTACTATACAAAATACGGAGTACCACTATTTGGTAGAGCGTTCACCACAATCGAGGACGCTCAAAGAAAGTTAAAGAAGGACAAGAAACTCGCCGAGGGCTGTGAATGGGATTATGTATGTAACTTATCTACTGCGGACTCCACAAGCAGCATTGACTTCACTGGCTACGAAAGGACAGCACGAGACTACTCAAAAGCGTTAAGTTTCTACTACCTCTATAACAACTATGACCGTTTGTACAAATACTCTTGTTATACTCAAGATGAAGTTGAACAGCACCTAAGTAACATAAAAGAATCATATCATCAGTATCCACTTATAGACGCTGCCTCTCCTTCTAAAAGGTTAAAAACATTTGTAACTGAGCCGAAGTACAAGAGGATTTGGTACTCGTATTATGAAAATTTGATTGTGCTTTTGACTATTCGCTCTTTAAGAGAAAACGGATTTGCGATATCCCGTGATGGCGTACACGAATCTGAATGGCAAGAGCGCGAACAAGATTACGTAGAAAAGGAAAAGCTCTATAAAAGATACCCTTGGCTTTATTATTAAAAAAATTACAAAAACCACTTGTGGACTGTTTAACCACTATTTGTGTGGTTTATAATTAATTGTATTATAGACCACTTGTGGACTGTTAGGAAAACAATAATGACAAACAAAGACAGATTTTTAAATATTTGCAAAACCGAAATCAAACGTGAGGGCATTGAAAAATTGATTAAGTGGCTGACCAGCTCTGACTTCTTCGCCGCTCCCTCTTCCACTAAATATCACGGTAGTTATGAAGGCGGTTTATGCGAACACTCGCTGAATGTTTACGACACATTAAAAGATTTATGTTCGAAATATGCTCCTGAGATTTCTCAGGAAACAATTGCAATTACTGCCCTGTTCCACGACGTTTGTAAAATTAGCTTTTACAAGTTAGGCAAGCGCAACGTCAAGGAAGATGGGCGTTGGATTGAAAAAGATGTCTATGAGATAGAAGAAAAGATACCTCTTGGGCACGGTGAAAAGAGTTGCATTTTACTTCAGTGGTATTTTCCTTTAACTATCGAAGAACTGCTCGCCATTCGTTGGCATATGGGTGAGTTTGACAGTGCTGTTAAAGGCGGTGACTACGGCTTAAACAACGCAAGAAATGTGTCAAAGTTGATACCTCTTCTACATATTGCAGACTTGATTGCATCTTCAATACTCGAAACGACGAGCAAGTAAGATATTAAATTTTGATAAAGATAAAATCTTTAAATACATAATCGGAGGATTAAATGGAAAAAGAAAACTCGCAAAAAAAAGAATTGACAGTTTTCGAAACTCTCAGGGCTATAAACCTTGAGGACAAGCACAAGCAGAAAGGCAAGTTAGCCTATCTCCCTTGGGCTACGGCGTGGGCGACGGTAAAGCTTATTTATCCCGATGCCAAGTACGACATCATACGTGATGATGACGGCAACAGGTATCATATTGAAGGTAAGACTTGCTATGTCGAAACGTCAGTAACCATCAATGGTGAGACGATGACGGAAACGCTGGCAATTATGGATAATGCTAATAAAGCTATATTAGCAACAGACGTAACTTCGACCAACGTGGATAAGTCATTAAAAAGATGTCTGACGAAGACTTTAGCCTTGTTTGGCTTAGACCTCAACCTGTGGGAGGGTGAAGAACTCAGCGACGAAGCTCGTGAACTCAAAGAAAAACAGGAAAAAGAAGACAAAAAAGCTAAGGCAGAACTGTCGAAAGCAATCAAAGAAGTTGTTGATTTGGGCAACGAATTGTTCAAGCTCGGTGTAACCAAAGAAGCTGTTATGGAAATCATTAAAAAGATTAACGACGGCAACGGCAACCCCGCCTCTCTTAAGACGGTTGAAGCCTGTGCAACAGCGAAAACAGAACTCGAAAAACTTAAAAAGACCGTAGGCAAACCCAACGGTGAGGAAAAGAAACAATGATTTTTAATAAGAATATCATTTATGCAAAAGTATGGAAGATTACCCCTTCCGAGAAATACGTTGATTTGCGTATCACGACATCTGAAAAGAAAGACGACGGCACTTACGTCAACTCCACTTGGTTCCCTCGTGTAATCGGACACGCTATGAACTCCCTTAAAGGGCTCAAAGAAGGTGACCGTATCTGCATAACGAAGTGCAAATTCACCAATGAAGCATATAAGAAACAAGGTTCAGACGAAGTTAGATCGTTGTTTAAGTTCCTTATTCTTGAAGCTACCATTGAAGGTGCGAACAGCGGCAATGTAAACGATGATGCCGGCGGCGACACCGACACAGAAGAAACAAGTACAGACGAGCACAATAAAACTGAAGAAGACTGTCCTTGGTAACAAATGCTAAGGAACGGTACAGTTTTTCTAAATTATCGAGTTTTAACACTTGTAAGTACGGCTATTGGCTGACTTACATTGAACATCAGAAAGGCGTCGGGAACTGTTTTAGTTCATATGGCACAGAAGTGCACTCATTGATGGAGCGCTATGCTAAAAATGAGTTAAGTCTCTGGGACTTAGCAAGCACTTATGAGTGGGAATTTGAAAGTGCTGTACCCGAAGAGTTCCCCTCCCTTCCTTTCTGCGCAAACCTTAAAGAATTATATTACGAGCAGGGATTGAATTACCTTAGAAATTTCGGTGGATATCCAAAGTACAAAATTCTTGAAGTGGAAAAGCAATTCGATATTGATATCGATGACTGGACTTTTAATGGTGTAATCGATTTGGTGTACGAAGACGAACAAGGAAGGCTCATAGTACATGATTACAAATCTAAGAGTTCATTTAAAAGTAAGGCAGAGCAAAAAGAATATGCTCGTCAACTCTACCTTTACTCATTACATATTAAAGAAAAATATGGCAGATACCCAGATATCCTTAGGTTTATGATGTTCCGAAAGGAAACTGCCGTAGACATACCGTTTAAAATGGACGGCTTAACAGAAGCCGTCCACTGGGCAAAAAACACTGTTCAATCAATAAGAAACTGTTGGGATTTCTCTCCCTCTTGCGAAGAATTCTTTGGCAATAACCTTTGTAATCATCGTGAGAGTTGTGAACACAAAATTTAACAAACAAGGAGGGCACTAACATTTTTGTCGATAAAGAGCAAATTTTAAAAGCCAAAGCAAAACTGAGCGAAAGGAACGCAGACATTATAGCGGAACTCTTACACTTGGAAAAATATGACCCAGTAAATAAAAAAGCTTTATGTCCTTGGCACAACGAGGACACACCAAGTTTTATATATGACCAAAGAGCTTATCGATTTCACTGTTTTGGATGTTCCAAAAATACTGACATTATTGACGCTTATATGCATACCGGAAAGACTTACCTTGAAGCAGTTCAAGAGCTATTTAAGGAAGCTAAGATACAATACTCCTTCGGTGAAAAAGGCGTTAGAACAAAGTATCAATACAGATATCCAAAGGCTGAACAGGAAAACAATAAGGAAAATGTTTACAGATATCTTGGTCAACGTGGTATCTCAAAAACAACTATCGACCTCTTAGATGTAAGGGAAGATAGCCACGGTAACATCAGCTTTAACTACTACGATACGAATGACGTGTTGTGCTTAGTCAAATATAGACCATCACACAAAATTGACAAGTCGAAAGATATTAAAGCCTGGTGCCAGAAGGATGCCGATGTTACCCCACTCCTTTTCAATATGAACCGTATCAACATCACCGCCCCTCTTCTTATCTGTGAGGGAGAAATTGACTGTATGGCGGCAATTGAAGCTGGTTACACAAATGCCGTTTCAGTTCCCCTCGGCGCAAACAACTACGGTTGGATAGAGGAAAACTTTGAATGGTTGGAACAATTCGATAACATAATAATCTGCTCGGACAATGACGAGGCTGGAATAAAAATGCAAAAAGAATGTGTATTCCGTCTCGGTTCGTGGAGAACTAAGTTTATCGACATTCCGCTCTACCACTACGATTCAGAAAAGGAAAAACAAATCCCTATGAAAGACCTCAATCATGTTCTCTACTATGAGGGCAAGCAAGCGGTCTTAGACTTAATACATAATGCAAAAGACTCGCCGGTAGATAGCGTCGCTGATTTCTCCGACATAACAAACATTGACTTGGACGAATTGGACGGAATTAAAACTGGCATTCCCGAATTAGACAAGCGCTTAATGAAATTGTTTTACGGAACTTTCACTATCGTTACTGGTGTCAACGGCAGCGGCAAATCTTCATTTTTATCGCAACTTATTTGTAATGCGATAGACGAAGAAAAAAATGCCTTCTTGTACTCTGGTGAGTTGCCCAACTTCCAAAGTAAAAACTGGGTAAACTACATTTTAGCAGGACAGCGCCACCTCAAAGCATACAGCTTGAACGGGGCGCCCTATTGGAAAGTAACGCCAGAGGCACAGAAGCAGATTAACGAATATTATCGTGGCAGACTGTTTATCTACAAAGACGGCTACAACCATAAGGTTGACACGATATTGAAGTCTATGGAAGATTCGACACGCAAATACGGATGTAAACTCCATATAATTGATAACTTGACATCAGTTGATTTAGAGGCTAACGAAAACACGAAGTATCAAAAGCAAGAAGAATTTGTAACGAGATTAATAGACTTCGCCAAAAAATTCAATGTTGCCGTTGTACTCGTAGTTCACCCCCACAAAATAGAAACGATGAGACGGTTGAGCAAAATGGATATCCAAGGTATATCAGCTATCATCGACCTCGCACATAGAATATTAAGCTTATATAGAGTAACAAGCGCAGATAAAGCTGGAGAACCTAAAAGAAACGGCTCTGGCTGGTATAAAGAACCTATACCTTATGATGTTCTTTGCGACATCCTAAAGGATAGACTACTCGGTTTCGAGGGTAGTACGGCAGGTTTGTTCTACGACAAGCCAAGCCGCAGGTTTTTTGTTGACGAAGCATCATTAGACATTAGTTACAAATGGGATACAGCGAAACACTCCTCCCCACTTCCGTTTCCACCCCAACAACTTGCACAATATGATGCCGAAGAGATTTACGGAGCTAAGATAAGCTCCGAAGGATAACAATGAAAACTTATTGCAATTACCATTGTCATAAGGAGTTCACGAATGTAAAGATTTCCGATAGTGTTGCGAAGTTATCGCAATACGCTGACCGAGCCTTAGAGCTCGGTCACGGAATACTTTCATCAATGGAACACGGCTGGCAAGGCAACTATTATGAAACAGTAAAACTCGCAAAAGAGAAAGGGCTTAAACCTGTCATCGGCGCTGAGGCATACTGGGTAAAAGATAGATTCGAAAAAGATGGTAGCAACTGCCACATATTTATTGGCGCAAAGAATGAAAACGGCAGGCAAGCGATTAACGATATTATCTCAGAAGCTAATCTCACAGGTTTCTACCGTCAAGCAAGAATAGATGTACCGCTCATCTTATCTCTCCCCAAAGATGATGTGATTATAACTACCGCTTGCTTAGCGTATTGGAAATATGCGGATATAGATGAGATAACAAAGGAGTTCGCTAAGCACTTTGGCAAGAATTTTTTCCTTGAAGTCCAATATCACAATACCGAATCTCAATATGCAATAAACAAACATATTTTAAGGCTACACGAAGAATTAAAAATCCCCTTGATTATGGGCTGTGATAGCCACTACATACATAGTAAGCAAGCTCAGAACAGAACAGATTTCCTGTTCTCGAAAGGTATTGAGTATCCCGATGAAAAAGGTTGGTTTCTTGACTACCCAACTGCTGATGAAGCCTACGAAAGGTTTGCAAGGCAATGCGTGCTGTCTGATAAGCAAATCAACGACGCAATAGACAACACAAATGTGTTTATGGACGTTCAAGAATATGACAGCCCTATCTTCAACACCGATATTAAAATGCCTTCCCTCTACCCTACTTACACTCAAGAACAAAAAAATGAAGAGTATAAAAAGTTAGTATGGCAAGGTTGGGCAGAATACAAAGATAAAGTACCTCAAGACCAATGGGAATTTTACGAGAGCGAAATTAACAAAGAAATCCAAACTGTAGTAGATACGAAGATGGCGGATTACTTCATCGACAACTACTACATTATAAGACAAGGTAAAGCTAACGGCGGTTGGCTTACAAAGACCGGCAGAGGTTCCGCTGTGAGCTTCATAACCAATATGCTTCTCGGCTTTACCGAAGTTGACAGAATTGCAGCGAAAGTACATATGTATCCAGAGCGTTTTATGAGCGCAACGAGAATACTCCAAAGTGGTTCACTCCCTGATATAGACTTTAACTGCGCACCAGTCGAACCATTCGCCAGAGGACAACAACAAGTCTTAGGCGAAGACCACGCCTACCCTATGGTAGCGTATGGCACAATGCAAAAGTCCGCAGCGTGGAAACTGTATGCTAAATCCCAAGGAATTACCTTTGAAATCGCTAATGCTGTATCCGACCAATTAAAGAAGTACGAAACCGCAGTTAAGCACGCCTCGGAGGACGACAAGGACTCAATTGATGTATTTGACTACATAGATAAAGAGTACCACGAAATATATGCGAAGAGCAAAGATTACCTTGGTTTAATAACCTCTTGGAGTATTGCCCACTGCTCATATCTCTTGTATGCGGGAAGTATCCGAAGAGAAATTGGCTTGGTTAAAATCAAAGACCATATCTGTTGCTTAATGGACGGTCACTGGGCAGAGGCTTGTCACTTCCTTAAAAACGACCTCTTAAAAGTATCGGTTGTTGATGCTATTTATAGGATTTATCACCGCATCGGGAAAGAGCCTCCAACAGTTCAAGAGCTTTTAGCTCAATGCCCTCCTACTGACCCCGCTTGGGATATCTACAAAAAAGGATGTACGATAGGCATCAACCAATGTGAACAAACTGGTACCGCTTCGAGAGTATCGAAGTATGCACCACATAACATATCAGAGCTTGGTGCATTTGTTGCGGCAATCCGCCCAGGGTTCAAGTCAATGTATAAGGCGTTTGAAAGCAGAAAACCCTTTTCTTACGGTATCAAAGCGTTTGACGACTTAATACAGACAGATGAAATGCCGAACAGCTTCTTGCTTTACCAAGAGCAAGAAATGGCAGCGCTTAACTACGCTGGTATCGATATGAGTGATTGTTACACAGCAATAAAAAACATAGCAAAAAAGCGTGCAGATAAAGTCTTAGCCTACAAAGATAAGTTCACTGATGGTTTCTCTAAGACCATTATGGTAAACGAGGGCAAGACTGAGAGCGAAGCTAAGGAATTGGCGCACAACTTGTGGCAGATAATTGAAGACTCAGCAAGATACTCCTTCAACGCCTCCCACTCTTACTGCGTTGCCTTGGACAGTTTATATGGTGCGTGGTTGAAAGCTCATCACTCCCTTGAGTTCTATGAGGTACTGATAACCCTCTCTGAAGAAAAGGGCGACAAAGATAAGATGAATGCTTTGAAAACCGAAGCCGAAGATTACTTCGGGATTAAGTTCCCTCCCTTCCGTTTTGGACAAGACAACCGTGCAATAAAATGTAACAACGAAACAAACTCAATTCTTAACTCGATAGGCGCAATTAAAGGATATAGCTCGACTATCGGCACTGTACTTTATGATTGCAGTCTTCAAGGATTTAGCTCATTTGTTGATGTCTTAAAATACCTTGATGAGAACTCTATTAAAGCTGCTAAGGTTAGACCCTTAATATGTATCGATTACTTCAATCAGTACGGCAATATCAACGAGTTATTGACCTTACTCGAAGTTTGGGAACTCTTCAAACAAGGCGAAGTTAAGAGCTTGCGCAAAGACAAAATCCCTTACGAAATACTGCACAAGATACTTCAATATAATTGCAGTAGCGTCAATAAGGACGGCTCCGAGTCTATCTCCTACAAAGTTAATGACAAAGCTATGCAATGCCTTTATGATTTCGAGAAGTACATCCAGACGAATCACTTAGAAGATGTCTCAATGAAGCAAAAGATTGACTACACTATGGAAATCTTAGGCTACACCGATGTCGTTACTGGCAAGGAATGTGATAGACGAAGGCTTTTAATAACTGACTGTATAGCTCTTCCTGATAAACAAGGAAAAATATGGGCTTACAGAATTGGCACAAGAAGTTTAGGCAGCGGAAAGACCGCACGCTTAACAGTTAGAGAAAATGTGTATCAAGCTAAACCGCTTGCTGTTGGCGACATAATATTTGCCGCCGAACTGTTTAAGAACCAAGGCGGTTATTGGTATCTCATTAAGTACAACATAGAACACAAGGAGAAATTATGGTAGCAAATCATTCCTTGATATATCGCATAAATCCCCCAAATATTGGGTCGGTGAGCAAAGGCGCACTCAACGCCGTGGGTTGACATCCTTTATTGCGAAATGGTGCTTAAAATATCCGTAAAGCCCTGATTCAAATAGCGTCGCAAAGTCTACTGTGGCACGGGAAGCCATCAGGGCATCCTTAATAGATTCGAGAAAAATTTATTAAGGAGATTTTATGAGATATATCGCAAGCTGTAGCTGTGGCAAAGATAGCCTTGCTATGGTCTACAAAATTATAGAACAACAACTCCCACTCAATGAAATCGTCTTCTACGATACGGGTATGGAGTTTCAATCAATCTACAACAACTGGAAACAGTTAACCGAATATGCTCAACGGTTTGGAATTAAGTGCACCACCCTACATCCAAAGTGTCCGTTCTTATACACAATGTTTGAACAACCTCATTGTTCACGGAAAGACGGAATTGTTAGGTACGGGTACTCTTGGTGTGGTGGTTATTGCCGTTGGGGTACAAATGAAAAACTAAAAGCAATCGATAAATATTGTGAACAGCAAGAAGCAATTTGCTACGTCGGGATAGCAGCAGATGAACCGCAACGCCTTGAAAAAGAACACAAAACCTATAAACGCTATCCATTAGTAGAATGGAATATGTCCGAGGTTGACAGCTTGCAGTATTGTCGTAAGCACAACATCAGCTGGATTGAAAAATGCAGAGCTAAACTCGAAGGTAGATTTTTTATCGACCTGTATACCATCCTTGATAGGGTATCCTGCTGGTGCTGTGCCAACAAAAATCATTGGGAACTATATAACTATTGGAAATATCTACCAGACTATTGGGAGAAGTTGAAAGAAATCCAAAGGAAGACTCAGCGCCCCTTTAACAAATACACAATATTCGAGATGGAAGAAAAATTTGACAATGGTTACATACCCCGACACCGTACAAAATTGAAGAGGAAACAATGATTACAACTTGTTTAATTATAGGCGCTTGGACAACAGGTATGCCTACTTGGGCATCAATAACTATAACCATTATCGCCGGTGTGCGATTCTTTTGCAAGTGCCTTGCATCAGCGATAAATCTGACATCAGATAAAAAGGATTAAGAAAATGAAAATTTACGATTTTAAACGTGGGCAAGGTAAAACCACACGCCTCGTGATACTTAGTGAATACACCAAGAGACCAATACTCTGCGCAAGCCAAGAACATCATAAGGTTATTAAAGATATCGCACACCAACTAAATGCAAAGATACCTGAGCCCATCACTATCTCCGAGCTATCAAGATTAAACGGAACCGATAGAACGGTGGGTACATACTTCATTGATGAAACACCACAATTTTTGACAGCTTTGATTGCCAGCATAACTGGTGGTGTTTTAACTGCTCCTCTTGCCATCACTCTTTCAGAGGATAATTCACAATAAAAGACATCTTTTATTTAAAAATATATGAAGATTTTTACTACTTATTTTGCAAAACTTAAATTCTTACCAAAGGATATGATACCGATATCAATTTGCGGTAAAGCCCCAGCTTGGTATGACGGTATCCAGTACAAAAAGTTAGCTCCAAAGTACGGCTTCTTTAAGCAGTGGCAAGTAACACACGACAACGACTACTACATTGAACACTTCAATTCTGAGGTTCTCTCCCCTTTAAACCCCGAAGAGATTGTTAATGAGCTGTCGAGGTTAAGCAACGGTAAAGATGTTGTTCTCATCTGCTACGAAAAGCCTACCGACTTCTGCCATAGGCACTTGGTTGCTCAATGGTTGGACGAACACGGTATCTACTGTGAGGAGCTTCACTACTAAATTAGGAGAATAATATGCCCCCTCGTATAGATGAAATGGTAACAGAAGCCATTAGAGAAAGATTTCAGATATACGCCAACAACGAACCTATCGACGACCTGCAAGGCATATGGACGATGCCAGAAAATCTACCCCCTCCTCCAGAAGTGCGCCATATCGATGAGCGATTATTTGAAGGATATTTTGCACATAACGATATACTTCGAATGGAACCTATGACGATAGGAGTAGATTTAAGCACAAACCCTGATGGAACTTTTTCCTCGTTTGTGAGTGCTTTTAATGAAGCGCTTCGCAAAAATAAAAAGGAAGATGAAGAATATAAGAAAACACTCGACAAACAATGGAACGAGTTAGTGTTCGGACAGGCACAATAATCATAAGGAGAATACATAATGCGCAAATTTCTTTGCATATCAGGCAAGGCGCAAAACGGTAAAGATACCGCAGGCACAATTTTCAAAGAAGAACTCGTCAAGAGTGGACACTCAGTACTCTTGGTACACCAAGCGGATTTGTTAAAATACATTTGCAAATCTTTCTTTGGTTGGAACGGTGATAAAGATGATTACGGCAGAACGCTCTTACAGCAAGTTGGAACTGATGTCATTAGAAAGGTTGACCCCGATTTCTGGGTAAACTTCATCGCCAACGTAACCGGATTCTTCAAAGATACTTGGGATTACATCATCATACCCGACACCCGCTTTCCGAACTAACTTGAAAAGCTAAAAGCAGATGATGCTAATGTCTTCCACATCCGTGTAACTCGTGAGGGATTTAAAAGTCCTCTCACAGAAGAACAGCAACGGCACCCGTCAGAAACAGCGTTAGACGGTATTGAAAGTGACTTCACGCTCATCAACAACAAAAGTATAGACGACTTACGAAAAGGTGTTGTAAAAATATTAAACGTCATTGAGGAACATTATGACCGAAAAGAAAATTGATAACTTCAGAGGGAAATACTTTTTCTTAAGTAACTTCTATGAGCGCAGAGTTATTTGCTTTGGTTTTGTTTTTAGAAACACCGAATCGGCATTTCAAGCAATGAAGTGCCCTGAACGTATGAAAGAGTTCTGCGGGCTCTCCGCTTCTGCCGCTAAGGTACTTGGTAGAACTGTACAACTTCGCCCCGACTGGGAACAAGTTAAAGAGGATGTTATGTACGGTGTCTGCTATGCTAAATTCAGCCAGAACAAAGATTTAGAGCAACGACTTATTAATACTGGCGATGCTGAACTTATAGAAGGTAACGACTGGAATGACACCACTTGGGGTGTATGCAACGGCATTGGAGAAAATAAGCTCGGCAAAATTCTTATGAGATTACGACTAACACTAAGAGGTAATAATGCAAGCAATTAAAAGAGATGGAACTGAAGTTCGGTTCGACATAAATAAAATAATCAATGCTATCCGTAGAGCTAACAGCGAAGTTGAGAGAAGAAACCAAATTTCTGCAGAAGATATAAAAGGCGTAGCGAACAATGTTAATCAGACTTGCAAGCAGTATGGTAGAGTTATCTCTGTTGAAGAGATACAAAACCTCGTTGAGGAGCAGCTTATGAGCTTGAACCACGAGATTGCAAGAAAGTACATCCGCTACCGCTATCAGCACGAGTTAGACCGCAAAAAAAATACTACCGATACAAGAATAATATCAGTAGTTAATTTGAAGAATAAAGAAGTCCTCGAAGAGAACAGCAACAAAGACCCTATTGTAATCCCTACACAAAGAGATTATATAGCAGGCGAGATAAGTAAAGATTTGACGGACAGATATCTTCTGCCCAGAGAAATAAGTGAGGCTCACAAAGCGGGCATCATCCACTTCCACGACTCGGATTATTTCATTCAACATAGCCACAACTGCGATTTGGTTAACCTTGAAGATATGTTGCAGAATGGCACGGTTATCAATAAGACTAAAATTGAGAAACCTCACTCGTTTGCCACGGCTTGTAATGTAGCCACGCAAATAATGGCGCAGGTTGCATCTTGCCAATACGGCGGACAGACTATATCACTTTCTCACCTTGCTCCGTTCGTCAACATAAGTAGACAAAAAATAAGGTCTGAAGTTGAGATGGAAATCGCTATGTTCCCTCTCACCATCTCTTTCGATAGGATTAAAGATTTAGAAGAATATATTAAGTCAGTTACCGAAAAGAGACTTAGGCAAGAGATTAAGCGTGGTGTGCAGACCATTCAGTATCAAGTCAACACACTTATGACTACCAACGGACAGACGCCGTTTGTTTCCGTAAATATGTATCTTGGTGAAGTTGAAGACGAACAGACAAAAGCTGACTTAGCACTTATCATCGAGGAAGTTTTAAAGCAGCGCATAGAGGGCGTTAAGAACGAGAAAGGTGTTTGGGTTACTCCTGCGTTCCCGAAGCTCTTATACGTACTTGAAGAGGACAACATACACGAAGACAGCAAGTACTACTACTTAACGAAGTTAGCTGCAATATGTACCACTAAGCGTATGGTGCCCGACTATATTTCTGAAAAGATTATGAAACAGAATAAGATGGACAAGACTGGTAACGGCAACTGTTATCCTTGTATGGGGTGCAGAAGTTTCTTGACTCCGTATGTTGACCAAAACAACAAGCCAAAGTATTACGGTAGGTTCAACCAAGGCGTTGTTACCATCAACCTCGTAGATGTCGCTTGCTCGAGTGAGAAAGTTAAAAATAAGTTCTGGGAGATATTTAAAGAGCGCTTAGAATTGTGCCACACCGCACTGCGCATTAGGCACGAAAGATTGTGCGGCACCGTATCCGATGTTGCACCTATATTGTGGCAGCACGGTGCGCTTGCAAGATTAAATAAAGGTGAAACAATAGATAAACTTCTCTACGGCGGCTACTCCACCATATCACTTGGCTACGCTGGCTTGTGGGAATGCGTATATTTTATGACCGGCAAGAAGCTCACCGAGGAAGAAGGTAAGCAATTTGGCTTAGAGGTTATGCAAGTTATGAACAACGCTACCAATGCTTGGAAAGAGGCTGAGAACATTGACTACTCCCTCTATGGTACGCCAATAGAGAGCACGACTTATAAGTTCGCAAAATGCCTTCAAGAGCGTTTTGGCATAATTGATGGCGTAACCGATAAAAACTACATTACTAACAGCTACCACATTAAGGTTACAGAACCTATCGATGCATTCAGTAAATTAGCTATTGAGAGCGAGTTCCAAAAGCTTTCCCCTGGTGGCGCAATATCTTACGTTGAAGTACCTAATATGCAACATAATATTGAGGCTGTACTTAGCGTAATTAAATTTATCTATGACAACATCATATACGCCGAGCTGAACACAAAGTCAGACTACTGCCACGAATGCGGATTTGAGGGTGAAATAAATATCGTTGAAGATAAAGACAGCGGCAAATTGGTTTGGGAATGCCCTAACTGTCATAACCGTAACCAGTCAAAGATGAATGTTGTAAGAAGAACCTGTGGTTACTTAGGAAGCAACTTCTGGAACCAAGGCAGAACCGAAGAAATAAAGGAGCGAGTATTACATTTATGAGTAAATTTGAATTAATATCCAAGAAACAATACATAAAAGACTTTAAAACCACCGAGGGTTATGAAGACCTCCTCTTACCTAAGAGAGCCACGAGATACAGCGCTGGCTATGACTTCTTCTCTACGAAAGAATTCTTCCTTGAACCGAAGGAAACGATTAAAATTCCAACTGGTGTAAGAGTGAAACTTGATAAGGATAAGTTCCTTATGGTTGTTCCCCGTAGCAGTATTGGTTTTAAATGCAGAATGCAACTTGATAACACAGTAGGCATTATCGATGCGGATTACTATGAGTCCGACAATGAAGGACATATCTGGATTAAGATTACCAACGATTCTAACAACTGCGAAATCCTGCACGTCGAGAAAGGTGCTGCTCTCGCACAAGGCATCATCCTCAAATATAATTTGACCGAAGATGACTGCACAACCAGAACACGCAATGGTGGTCTTGGAAGCACTGACAAAAAGCCTAATCAGCTTGAAGGGCAAATGGAAATATTTAAAGACCTTGATGTTAAGGAGCCGATAACATTATCAAAATGAACAAGACGCTTGTAGTTAATTTATTCGGGGTTCCTGGAGCTGGTAAAAGCACCGGAGCCGCCTACATATTTGCAATGCTTAAGATGTACGGCATTAATGCTGAGCTCATTACCGAATACGCCAAGGACAAAGTTTGGGAAGAGAACACTCAAGCGTTTAAAAACCAAGCCTATATTTTTGGAGAGCAGTCATACAGAATGAGTTGCAGGGCTGGCAAGGTCGATGTAATCGTAACAGACAGTCCTCTTCCTCTTGGCATCATGTACAATTACGATAAGCGCCTTACAGAAAACTTCAATAAAACTGTGATGGATGTATTCAATACATATCACAATATGAATTACTTATTGATGCGTGTAAAGCCTTACAACCCTATCGGCAGGCATCAAACCGAGGTGGAGTCAAATGCCTTAGAAGAACCAATTAAACGCCTTTTAGAAGAGCGCAATATCTCCTACACGGTGTACGACGGAGATATAGAAAATTACCACAAAATCATAACCGAAGTTATGACGGAGCTTAATAAGATATAAAAAGATAACAAAGAATAAAAAAATAAGGGGCTACTCATTAAGAGTAAGCCCCTATTTTTATTTTCTAAAACTTTTCCGTCTCAGTAAAATGTTTTTCGCCTAATCGTGTTGCCCAACCCTCGAACCACATACTATCGTAATCCGAAAGTTCGCTATACTTTTTCTTGCCGCTCTTTACAAGGTATTCTCTATACCAATAGCGTATGCAAGACGGTATAGCCACGACAAATGGCATAAATATGCCGAACATTAAATTTTGCAACCCGTGACCAGATTCGTGTTGCTTTAAGCTCAGCGATGGGTTCTTATTTGAGAAGAAAAAGCACCCACAATTAAATCCGCCCCAGCTATTCCCAATTTCGAAGCAAATCGAATAGTGGAATCTATGAGGTTTATGTCCTGTAATTAGCAGGCATAAGGCGATTACCGCGCCTATTAAAGTCATCGGTAATCCCCACGTCCACTATATTAACCAAAACAAAATTGTTTTTATTACTTTCATTCAGTACTACCTTGGTTCTTGCGTTCGTAAATTGTAGCTTCAATCTTACTAACAACCCATGTTTCCAAATCACCATAAGTAGATTTAAGGAAGTCTTTGACATCCGTAGATAACAATGTCATGACTTTTTCCTTAGCCATTACAAGCGCCTTCTCCTGCGCTTCCTTATCGAAAGCATTCTTGCCCTTTAAAGACTCAACATAAGTCTGATATACTTCCTCTACAACCATCTCAGTTACCGAAGATGCTCCGCTCAATATCGCCTTTAATTTAGCGTCAGAAGTCTTTGTGCTTAACCAAGTAGTGAACTTCTTAATTCCAAAAATTAAGAAACCTACTAAAGCACTACCTACGGCGGTAATTAACGCCGATAAAATTTCTTGCCACATACCATTTCCTCCTATAAAACTGTGCACGGGAAAAGAGAATGGAACAAGCCGTCCATTCTCCTCGTAGCCCAATATGAATTAAATCTGATTTGGTTTCCTCTCCACGACTTATAGCAGTTAGATATATACTCTAATGTCATCTTTCCACTGTCTAAGAACCTCTTAAATGCTTTTAGCTTACGCCGCATTGTAGTAATATTCTTCTTATATGGAATACGGATAACTTTGCCTGTCCTCATTAAAATAAATCTTGTTTTAAGAAACCTAATACCTCTGCTTAATTTTACAATCTGCGTCTTCTTCGTATTGAGCTTAATGCCAAGCTCGGTACAAATTGCGATAATATCTTGCAGACATCTTTGCAGATATTCCTTGCTTTGGTGTATAAGTACGCCGTCATCCATATATCTGCAATAAAACTCTATCTTCAAAAATTCCTTTATGTAATGGTCAAGTTTATTAGGGTGAGCTAAGGCACTTATTTGTGAAACTTGGCTACCCAACCCTAAGCCTATCTCTCCAAAGTCATCAACCAGCTTTTTAAATAGACCGAATATACGCTCATCTGGGATTGCGCCTTTCAAATTGTTGAGAAGTATTTGGTGATGTATATTATCAAAATATTTCGAAAAGTCGAATACTAACGCATACCCTTCATAGCCGTACTTACGATAATACCTATGAAGGAAACAATCCATTCGATTCATCGCAAAGTCAATGCCTTTATGCTTGATACAAGCACCATTATCGTAAATAAAATAACGCTTAATCAATGGTGTGAGAGAATAGTCGCAAAGACATTTTTGTACAATTCTCTCACTAATATGAACACTCTTTATATGGCGAGGCTTTCCTCTTTCCATAATATCGAATTCAATAAATCCACGGGTTTTGTAACGCCCGTCTCTTAGTTCTTTAAATGTCTTGTAGACATTCATCAAACCATTTGCCTTGTAAATTTGCGTACTCGACTTCCAGTTTACGCCCTTACAACAATTTTTAAAACTCTGATATAAATTGTCAAAGGTGAATACCTTGTCATATACGCAATATTTGTCCTCTATAATCCTTTTTCTTTCAATCCTTTTTGCTTTCCGACGCTGATATCGAACTTCGTGTCTTTCTTTGCTATTCATTAAAAATTTTATTGTGCCTTGTACAGTGCCATATATAGTGGAAATAACTGCATAATGATAAATACCATTAAACTCGCCACCACTATTTGACGAGCAATGCAAGAAGCGTCCGGTATATCATATCAAAGCACTAATTTATCCTTGCGGAAAGGTTATGCGCCCCTTTTGTACGTACTGTGTTCTCCTAAACAAAGGTTACTAAATCTGACTGTGTACAAAATCCGAAAACCAACCCATTGGTATAGTTGGCATTGTTGTAATTGGCGTTGCCATTGTTGCTGACATTACAGAAGTTGTTGGAATTGCCGTAGTAAGGTGAACGGAGCCACCACCAATTGGACGCAACAAGGAAAACGGCACATAACCCATGAATAATTAAGCCCTATTGGGCAAAGATTTATATCGTTCTTTATCAGCTTTTCTAACCGCTGAAATCAGCTTTGCTTCCTGTTCCATAAGATCTAACCAAGAACACCAAATTGATACAGATACCGTATCATTCAAAACACCTCTTGCTATATCGAGTTGTGATATTAGTGCTTGCAAATCGCAATTTGCTTTAATAAAGCAATTCTTGCGCATTTGCACCTCTTCTTTGTTAGTGGGAAAAATACTATTCGCTGATTTTAACTCATTATAAATAGAAATTGAAAGATTGATTATATTGTTTGTGATTGTGTATGCATACCTTTTAGGAAACTTAGCGCAATGTTGTAGAGTAAATATCTCTAAATTTCTTGCTGTTTCAAGGAACTGCACCTTAGATTCTTGTCTTTTACTTTCTAATACTGACATTCCTCTTTTTTACCTTATATTCCTTTTTATCTTAGATTAAATAATTATTTTTTTGCTTTTCTTTTCGAGACTGTCTGTTCGTCTCGAACATATAGAATACTGTTGAAATATTCTTGGTTGAGTATTTCTATATCACGAACAACGACGGAAGGTGATGCGCCTTCACCAAGAGAGTAAGCAATTTGTGTATATGGATTTACCATATACCAACCCTGTTTTATGGTAAATTTATAAATTAAATGATAGTTATGCTTTTTAAAGTTATTGTTCTCATAAATAATACCTCACCGTTTCGGGAACGTTTTCAAACGCTTCCGCCCTTAAATCGAGGATATCACGGTACCAATTCATTATTTCCGCGTCGTCCTCGGCTCTGCCCCGCAATACCGCCTTTTCCCATTTATCGAAGGCTTCGAGCAATGGCTTGCGTTCTATACGCAAACGGTTTAACCTGCGCTCTGACAGCTCGCTCGACGTATAAGGCACGAATACCTGTATATCTTCGTATTCGTCATATGCTTCTTTCGCTTCAACTGCGGGAGTATCTATTACCCACTTCACATCTCTGCCGCCGCTTTCGTATTCTTTTATGACTTCGTAATGTCCTTTTTCCGCAACAGCTTCTATTGCTTCATGGTGAGCGATAAATATTCTGTCTCGTTTTATGTACCCAAGTTCCGTATCGATATTTTGTTCGTTAAGTTCCTCTGTTTTTTCCGCGTTAAATATTCTCATTTTTATATGCCTCTTTTAAGCTGTACGCTTCCAAATATTTACAGCAAGATAGGGCGGTAAAGTGTTTGCCGTCTTTGTTTTTCCCACTACTTGAACTGCCGAACTTCTTGTAATATTTTCCGTATATGTAAAATGATTGGAAACTTGCAATTGTTCAACCGGAATATAACCTTCTGTGTAATTGCCTTCTTTAACATTAAGTACAGGGGCATTATTGCTTTGTTTATAATTAAATTGCGCCAGCGCAAATGCATTAGTATTGTCCGGTGTACCCAATACATGATCATGCGTAATCGTCCCACCCGTAGCGCCAAGCGAATAGCTTCCGCCTGCGCCTATAAGAAACTTGTCCGCTATTTTCTCCCACTACCCGCCGAATAAACCTGCCGGACTTGTACTGTTTACGCTTATATATATGCTACCTACGGGATAAGCATCTAACGCATCGCCGCTTACCATGACATATTTAGTGCCGTCATAAATAAACTCAATTATGCTGTTAGCACGCAAAACATTTTTGGTATTTGTTGTCGTTATTGGAAAATAAATTGATTTTGCCCCTGTCCCATTAACATTTAGAGTAGGAGAGAACGCGTTATTTGTATACGAGAATTTGACCGCAATTCTCGCACCAACTACAAGCGTAAAGCCGCTAAGCGTAACTATTTTTGCGGCAGTTGCCGCAGCAGTAGAGCAAACGCCGTAATGCGTGATTGATGCAGAACCGTCAAACCTTATACCGTCGATTGTATAAGCGTTTGCAAGTTTACCCGCGCTCTGCGCTATTTCCGCTTCGGCTGCCGTACTCGCATGCCCTACGTTTAGTCCAGAATAAGTTCCAGAAGTATTCGCCTTACCCGTCTTTAATGCCGTTATCTCCGTTTCCGTTCCGTCTATACGCACCCCTAACGCCGTATCCGCGCTTTCACGGGCGGTCACCTCACTCGCAGCTTCGTCTTTTGTTATGTATGTAGCGGCAATGTCGTTTCCGTTGGCATCATAAGTTGCTGCCAAAGGGATATCTACAACTCTGCCGTCACTTGTTTTACCTTGTAATTTATATCCTGCCATAGTATCTCCTTTTAAATTTGCTTGAAGAATAAACCACCGATTGCAAGATTAGTAGAAAGTTTATCTTGACCCGCAGCATCTTTAGCTTCTATACCTTCAATGTCTACTAAAATATTTTCTGCCGAGGTTTCAGGATGAATAAGAAGAAACTCGTCCTCGCCTATTTTTTTGTATAATTTGAAAATCTTTCTTTCCCATTGAATTACTTTTATTCTCCTGTTTTTTCTGTAACTTGGAAAGCCCCCCACAGGAACATCAGGGTTTATGGCTATTCCTGTTTGCATCTTGCATTAATAGCATCCATAACTGCCTTTACAGGAATTTTCATTGCATTGTTCCCCTCATCAATAACGATAAGGAACTTGCCCTCATTCTCACCGTCCAACTCTATAGTTTCATAGTCCTCAGCTATCGTTGGAAGCAAATTCAATTCCTTAGCTGTTCTGTTAACTGATAGTTCAACACCATTTATTGATGGTTTATTTACCAATTTTACATAGTCATTTGGTAGTATAGATATCTTGGGATAGACACGAACTTTTTTCTTTTTTGTTGAATTTTCTTCACTCATTATTTTCGTCTCCATTGTTTTCGTTTTCCTCTGTTTCATCGCTTTCTTCAGAGGTTATATTATCATCAACGTCACTATCGTTACCTTCCTCATCACCCTCTTCTGGTTCCTCAGGCTCGTTAGGTGCGTTGTCATCTTCGTTCTCTTCTTCGGCTTCTTCCTCGTCGTACTCTTCATAGTGCTCCGCCACCCAAGAATTTCTTTTTCTGAGAACTACAAAACTGCAATCGTGTAATATTGTAAGCTTATTGCCATCAATCATTTCCACACTAACATCGTAAGTGCAGAACATCGGAGTAAGCTGCAATGTTTCCTCCGAAGTTAATCTCAGGCAATATGCTCTCTGTTCAGGAGAATACGTTAGATCTATTAACAAATTCTCGCCGGCACACGAAAAGTACACGTGCGCTATTACCTCAGGAGGTATGATTCTGCCTCCAAAGTCAAAATAATATTCCAGCACATCGCCTTGGATGAACTTAATTTCCTTTCTACACCAGTTCATACTTAATCCTCCAAAGCGACAAATTGTAAATTTGCAATAGGGGTTACAGCTTCACCATCAACTTTATTTGTAGGACAAGGCAATGCATCCAGTAAGTCAGTCACAGATTGTGCCGCATTGTTAGCGTTATTTGTAGCTTCTTCACAGTAGCTCTTAGCCGTTGCAAACGCTGACTCTCTGTTATTTTCAGCCTCTACTCGTCCGTTCTCGGCTTCTGCCCTTGCGGCTTCCGCTTCCTCTCTACTTTCCTCATTCGCAATACGTTCTTGCTCTGCTTCGATACGTTCATCTTCTGAAGTGATACGAATGGTTTCAGCATCTGCCCTTAAAGCTTCTGCTGACGCACGTCCTCCTTCCGCTTCTTCCCTATTAAATTCTGCCTGTTCACGAGATTCTTCATTACCTTTTCTCTCGTCCTCTGCATCAATTCTTTTAACTTCGGCGTCGTTACGTCTCTCCTCGTTTTCTTCTCTCAATGCTTCTGCCGCTGTACGTTCTAATTCAGCCTCTACTCGTCCGTTCTCGGCTTCTGCCCTTGCGGCTTCCGCTTTATGGATGTCTTTTTCAAGAGTCGAAATTTCATTTATTAAATATAAGAGCTCACTGTAAGTTTCGTCGTTTTCAGTTACGATATTGGCTGACTGAGAAGGATACACTATCGCATAGAAAGTTTGCGACGTAAGTGATACTGTACTGTCTTCATTGGTCAAAACAATATCGCAAGGAATTCTTCCAGCTTGAGCTGTCAACCCACCACCGAACTGACATATAACCGATTTCTTATCTTCTGCTATTTCGCATTTAGTAGTTAATATTAATCCCGATGGTACAGTACCAAATAGCTGTGCCTTAGAATAGATGCTCAAATCGATGTTACCTCTATCATCGTAAAGAATGATATTGAAATACCTCGACTGAATATCTCCTTGCTGCACCGGTATCAATTTTGTAGGCGAATTAAGATAATCTACAGTGGGCAACTTTAAAACTTTAACAGCCTTTCCAATTAAACTAAAAGACATTTTAGCCCTCCTTTATGAAATCGCTAAGTGCAATCATTTCCTCCGTACTAACCTTGATTTCTTCGAAGTCTTGCGGTTCAAAAACTATCTGGGGTATATCCACTTCCGTATTGTTTAACGCTGAAACGCTGTCAGACCATCCTTGGGCGTGCTCTGGTTGTAGCGCAACTGAATTATTTCTGTATATAAACTTCCCGTCTTTATCTTTCAATCCATAAGCTTCTATCAGCTCTTTAATTTTGTCATTATAAAAGGCATCCTGTGTTTCGGATGCCTTGATAAAGCTCGCAAATTTGTATGCTGACCTATAAGAAATTTTGTCGTGCAGATGGCTCTTAATTGCCTCTCTCGCTTGTATTATATTTATTAGTTTCATTAATTCCTTTTCTTCCCTTTTCTTTATAAAAGTTAAATTTTATATAAAAAGCTCCCAGCTACACGCTGGGAGCTTGTCATTTGGTTATATGTTTAATCTTCGTCCTCGTCGTCTTCGTCATCAAAGTCGTCGAAGTCTGGGTTTAGCGCACTATCCATCTCATCGAAATAGTTTTGCCTTACTATGTCATCCATAACCTCATCAAAAATGTCGTGAGTACCGTCGTTATTCCAATCGTGTTCGCTTCCAAAATCAAAAGGGTCATATTTTTTACACATAATATACCTCTTTTTTATTATAGCATAACAGAATGGAACTTGCAAGACTTTTACTTGTTCTTGACTTCCTATTTATTATTTGGTACAATACTTTAAACAAGGAGGAAATCAATGAAAAAGTTTTTAGTTCTTTTATTAAGTATAGTATGTATTATCAGCACTACGGCTGGCTTAACAGCGTGTGATAATTACAGCGATAATGGTTCGAGCAATAATATTGTTGGGGCAATTGACTTAGCTAATTGTGAGATAGGTTATGAATTACCCGTATATCCCACTTGTGAATTTGATTATAAAGTTAACGACAATATGACCGTTCATATAAAAAATATCAAAGTCAGGCTTGTTGAAAAAAATATAATCAATGAAGATGATGAAATCGCTGGGAACTTTTATCCTTATGTTGTAGAAGTAACAGCCGAAGGTAGTACCGCAATCGAATTTGCGAATACAGTCATTACATTGCAACTTCGTGATTCTTTCCCTGTATCATTTGTATATAGTGGCGATGCGGTAATCAATTCTAATGGCACCATTAATTGGAGCTTTCAAATTACCGACATCGCGCTTTATAAACAAGTATTTTTCTATAAAATCAAAGTATAAGCCATTAAGATTGGTCTTTGCCATTTATTTTAGTACAGATAATTTCGTCGCAGTAAATTCTTTTAAACCTTAAGTCGGGTGACCCCAAGTCCGTTTGAACATTTTTCTTGAAAGGTCTGTTAGTTTAGGATTATCCTTTTCTTCTTTGTTATATCTAACATATATCTTTAATATGGTTCCAATTTCATCTTTAGAAAAGTCATATTCATCTTTCCAAAGTGAAATTCCTGCCATTACTTTTCCAAATTGCAATCCCCAATCTCCTAAATAATTAATTCCAACACTATT